TTAATTTGCTTTGCAGACCCATATCCGAAATGCCAGCATTGCCCTATGTATACTTTTTACGTCATAAAATTTCCATCCCAAATATATTTTCCATCGGTATTTTGTATTCGGAATTCGCATGGAATTATATATTTTCCAGTATTTTAAATCCCGCGTAACAAGTATATTTCTTTCGGATTCTCCTGCCTTATAGTCATCGATAACCATAACATCATCTGGATTAATTGTCACTCCAAACCAGTCCAGTGCAAAACCATATGCACAGTTTCTCGATAACCAAAAGACACGGCAGCAATATCTCTTCAATCTATCAATCAGCGGCAGCGGTGCAATGTTGATTGACCGTTTCATAACCCGTCCATAGTTCGGATCATATCGTTTCTCCGCCCAGTAGTATTTATAGAAATCATACCGCATCCAGTCTGGTACATATTTTGTCACGCAGTCTTCGCTATCGCATGAATCATCAAATGTTTGCCATTTTCGCAAAAATCCATGCAGTTCCCCGTTTTTGTCGGCAAACAATACTACAATAGGATTTGTGATATAACAAATTATCATAATGAGTAATTGTAGCGGTGCATATAAAAACCATCTCATATAATCCTCCTTGAGTAGTAATAAAACTAATTTCTCGCAACAAGGAATCCTGCTATAAATGCCAATGGTGTTCCTATTGCCCATGCGTCACGTTGTCTTTTTGCCAGTCTCAATTTGTGCTTCAACTCGTCGATTTCTTTCTTCAACAATTCTAATTCTTTCTTGCACTCGTTGATTTCTTTCTTCGCTTCTGCCAATGAGATCTTCGCACTGTTTAATGATATCTTGATTCTGCCCAATTCCATTTCTAAGCTGTTGCATTTCTTGAGTAACCTCTCGGCTTGTTCCCGTTGCTCGTTCGAGTTCAGCGTCAACATGCTCAAGTTCTGTTTCAGCATCGCTAATTCTGTCATCTGCTCTGTCCAGTCCGTTTTGAAGTCGTTCCATTCTTGGACTGTCATTGTGATGTATTCCGTAGTCTCCTCGGCTTGCAATAAAAACGATGGAGAAAATAACAAGAATGCACAAAATAATACTTTTGTAATGTATTTTGACAAAATTGTACACATTATCAGTCCTCCTCATCTTTTACGCAAACATTTTCCCATTTCATGTAAGAATCAAGATATGTTTCTTTTTTGTCTCCGTTGTATGTGACTTCGTAATACATTCCGTCGGATATTGTTGTGCTTACCAACGCTTTCCAGTTCTGTAATGTTTTACTAAACCATACGATAAAAACTTCACTTTCTTTCAGTTTTTTATTACCTGTTATCTCTACATGTTCATTGTAGTAATCGATAACAATCTGTTTTGCTTTTTCCTGATAGTTCATTTTTCATCCCTCCAAGCTCATTACATATTCATACGTTGCATCGGCTCTATTCGCGTAGCCCTCCGCGTATTCTTCACAGCATGCCGCGTAGGCATACTGTTCTCTGAAAAGTTCATAGATTACATTGATGTTCCGCAGGTCATATCCTCTTTCTTGTCTCCGCATTAAGAAGTTTCTCACTACCGTTTCAGATGTTGGGCACCACATTCCTGCGTAGATAGTGCACTTTGTATCATCAAGATCCGGTACTTCCCATAATGTTTCTACATAATCTTCACAGTCTTCGGCAAGCATATCGAGCTGTGCCTGCTGTCCTTCATCACTCATCAAGAGTTCTTTCAATCCCAAGAGTTCTCCGGAATATCTCAAATCAGAGTAACTGCGGTAAGCATAATAGGATCCGCCAGAAATCATATCCAACAGACGATTAGCCCGCTCTCCTTCCCATTGAGAGCAGCCAATACTTGGATAATCACCGGCGGTAGAACATGAAATGGAACCATAGTCCCCTTCAATTCCTGTCTCAATTATCCCCTTCGCTATCGCTCTTGCCAGTTCTTCTTTCGTCATTTTTTCCTCCTGTAAAAAAGAACGGTGGTTTTCCATCGTCCTTTTCGAATACATCCGGTATTTGATTCCCGTCTTTGTCTACAAACATCTTACCTATTCCGACTATACCGCCTACTGCTCCCGCGGATAGGAGCATGGTGATGAATAGTCTTAGTTCTGGCTCATTTCCTTTTCCAGTGATCAGCCAGTCAGCTATTGTCATCAGGATATAAAGAAGGATACAGAAAATGCAAACAACTGCATAGAGTATCGCCCAGTATAACAGTGGTGCGTTTAATTTCCGGAAGTAGCTTTTTGCTTTTCTCCAGAGTGATTTTATTTTTTTCATTTCACACCGCCCTTCCGATTAATGCGATAACTACTGAGATAATAGTCGAGATCAAGCCGGCTACTTTATAGATGTTGTCAATTCTATTGTGAGCCGATGCCGCGGTTTGTTCAGATCGTGCCTGCGCAATTTGCAATGCAGTAATTTCAGGGAGCATTCTAACGAGCATGTCAAGTTTTTCTTCCATCTTTGCCATTCTTTCTACAAATTGCATTGTTATTTTTTCTCCGTCATTTCTTTCCATAGTTTCTCTCCTCATTTGATACGCTTCCAAAAATGTACAACTAAGTACGGCTGCATGTTGTTATGTGCTTGATTTTCCCCGGTTTCATTTGTCATGACTGGATGTCCTGTTGTATTCCAATTACTACTTATATCGACCGAATAACCAGCAGTATTTCCAGTTCCCGGATTCGGTCGTGAAACCATAGAACCAAATTTATTATCCCAATCATCATTGCCTTTTCCATTAATATTTTCGGCGTGCGCATGTTTCGGCAGTTCATTTACTGTTAATTTATTGTTCGCGTCTGTTCCGGTTCCGGCGCCGATCAAGCCTCTCCCGCTCGCAATTTCTTCCCATTGTGCTAAGCCGTCTGCTTCACCGGGTTTTAATGCGTCATCAGTGGCGGTTGTGACTACTATCCCGATCGGATAGAGTGTGTCAATCATCGCTTTTAATCTTTTGTCTACCACTCGTAATTTCGCGCTTCCATCATTAACTTCTACCCCCCTTGTTACGGTTGACAAATTAGGTTCTGTAGCCGCTGTGGTTCCTGCCTGCGTGCACTCGAGTACGTACTGTTCTCCCAATTTTGGAACTTTTACCATATCACCTATTTTATAAGCAGTGTTCCTTTGAAGAAGAAACGGACTTACTACCATGTTTTCACGGTTTTTCACGAATTCTGTAGTGGCCACATTTTTACTTTTGTCACTTGCTTCTACTGTTGGCGCTGTCATCTTACTTGTTGCTTCTACTGTTGGCGCTGTCATCTTACTTGTTGCTTCTATGATTTTTGCCCTTAAAGCCTTCCATACCTTCCCTACTACTCCGACTTCTCCTTCTTCGTTTGCTCTTGGCGTCACATTTCTTGTACTCATTTTCATGCTCCTTTCGGTATAATATTCCCCACTCCGTCCAATTCCCATAAAGCCGAATGTAACGGATTGATCGCCGGAATCAGGTTTCCGTCTTCATCTAATTCAAAAAAGTCATCTTTGTAATTTGTCAAGCATACCCAGTTATTTGATTTATCCGGTTTTTCTCCTTTGACGTTTTTCCCAACACATCTATATGTATTTCCGTCTGTATAAGCTACGGTCTGCGGGAATGAGTATGTTTTATTTTTATCCCAAGCGTTGACTTGTTCTGAAATGGACGCTAATGCAGCCTGGACTTCGTTCTTATACCCCGCCGCACTTTGTTCACTTACACTTGCGCCGGCGGCACTGTCTCTTGCATCCATAGCCCCTTGTGTGGCAGCCGCGGCATTTTGCGCCGCAATAGTAGCACTCTCTTCTGCTTCACCTGCGCTCACTTCCGCTTTTCCCGCCTGCTCTTTCGCTTTTGATGCATTTTCTTCTGATACGACCACAGCAGCTTCCGCTCTCGTCAATGATTTTTCTACAGCCCCTTTTATCACTTTTGAGAAATTGGAATTTTCTAATCTTCCTTTCCCCCATACAAGCGCTTCTCCTTCCTGCGGATAAGGAAGTATTGCCGAGAAGTCTTTCATGTCTGCCGCATCCGGGAGTGTGATCTGTCTTTTGTTTACTCCCAACAAATCCTGCAGGATCATTGTGATTTTATCCAAGGCTTTTTCTATAACGGTGAACGGCCATTTATTTCCTAAGGTTATTTCTTGTGTGACAGGTACCTCTCTTTTTATGATTAACTTCCATCCTTCTTGCAATTTTGGCGGACGTTCATTTTCCGCCGGTTCTTCTCCTGTCGGATACCCTGGATATTTTACTGTCATTTTATCCAGGTCTACAAAGTAGTCTTTTTTCAGGATTGTTTCATTTTTATCTTCATCCGCAATAACTACTATGATGTCCGTTTTTTCCAAGACTTTAAAGGGGATGGCGAATTCTTCTGCAGTGCCGTCCCCTTTATATGCGATTCTGTTTTCGCTATTATTTATCACTTCTTTTCTCCTTTCTTCTTTATTTTTCTGTCAAATATGATGGAGAACAGGGCTTCCCAGGCTGTGGCGTCTGTGTCTGTTGTGGTGAGACGCGCAATTGCCCACAGTGCATCGGTTAATGTATCGGAAAGTCCTGTTACTTTATTGAATACTTTTGTTCCCGCCTGTCCTACATCTATCCAGTCTTTTTTGTCAGATTTTATTGCCATGGCGGTTTGGAAGACATCTTCAAAGATATTTAGTCCTGTGACGCTCATTTTTCCGCCGTCACTGTACATTCCCGCGAATAGTGAGTAGAGACCGGGGATTACTTCTCTTGCGACCGGTATACCGCCGATAGGTCCGTTTGACGCAAAGGAATATCCCTGTCTCTGCAAGAAGGAGTATTTATCATTTCCCGTTGCACTATCCACCAATGAACGAAGGGCACCTTCAAATACGGATCCAAGGATATACCAAAAGAGCATTGCCCGCATGAGTTTCAGCGGTCCTCTTCCGTCTACAATGTCATATCCCCCTCGGATGAATTGGTTCATTACTAATGATGTAAAGCTGTAAAACGGAAGAAGTTGCGAAAGCAATCTACTCTTGACCACCTCCGGACGGTCTTTCATTTCTCCCGATCCGAATGTTTCTCTTACCATTTTGTCAGCAAGCCTTACTGCTTCTTCGTCCATTTCTGCTACTGTCATAAATGGTTTTTCTATTTGCAGTTGTGCAATGGTATTGTTATATGTCTGGATCCACTCCGGAAGAGAAAGCATAAAGTCTGTTTCTGAAATGAGTGAATAAGCGAATCGGTTTACTTCTTCTTTCACGGCATGCGCTTTCGATGTTAATTTTGAAACGTCTTGTTCTTCTTTGAGTTTCAGTCCGCGGGCAAGGTCTCTATCCATGTTTGTGGCACGGTCTCTCATGAACGTTGATTTACTTAGGATGAAGTCTCTCTGCTGGCGGTAGTTTTTCACACCGCCAAGGTAAATCGCAGAGAGTCCTCTTGCCATGTTTACGGCTCCCATTTTTTCCATAACTAATGGCAGGTTTGCAAAGTTCAACAATGCTGTGGATGTCCTGTAGGCCATGGTGGCCATAGTGAAATTGTGTCTCAGTCTGTTCAGTCGTTGTTCCCATGCTGTCAATTTATCCACGGGATCATGCCAGCAGTCGGACGCCCACCTCTGGAGTCTTCTATGTGCATCGACTCCGTATTTCTGTGATATGGCTTCCGCCAGGTCTTTCCTGGAGAGAAGTTTATAAATGTCCGCTGTGGTTTCACGCATGGCAATATGGTTAATGGATTGATTGATGTAGTCAAG